GTGTGACCGCGTGCAATGATAACCGCCTGCGGATAATCCTTCATATCAATATCCACATTCAAAACACCCTTCGAGCGTTTCGCGTTGCCTCCGTACCCGTGATGATAGTGAAGCGGAAAGCTCCTGCGCCCTCCCTTTCCATTACGACTGCATTTGATAACGACCCACCCCGCGTAATATCCTGCGATGATATTCCCTCCGTTTGCGTTTAGGATGCCTACCGTTCGTTGAATAGGGTCGACCCCATGTCGTTTCGTGATGTTGGTCTCGTGGTTTCCTTGTCCGATGAGCTTGATAATATCCTTGTACGGTTCGAGCTTCTCTGAACAATCTTTGATGACCTCATCGATATAAGCCATTGCTTTGAGTTCGGGACGCAATGAGTCGTAAGATCCGCGAGGATCGAACTTCATATTCATCAAGTCGTACAAATCGCCCAGAATCAAAACAACCGCGTTCTCTTCTTTGGCTCGGTCGAGGTGTTTGAAAAAGAGTTTGCGGTCGCACTTAATAGAATCGAAGTGAATGTCTGAGAGCAGATAAACACTCTTCACGTCTTCGGTGTTCTCAAAGTCGAACGGGAGGACGTGGATATCGCGGTCTTTGGTAATTAAATCATACATATGTCCAGATTCGATTTTCGGGTTTCATTTCGTCTATGTCGCAGTGTATGAAATTCTTTCCAATCCCCAACCGCGTGAATCCAACTTCCATCAACGCGTCGATGATGATAAACCGCTCTTGTGAATTGGTGACCTCGATATCGGCTGCGAGTCCGAGTAGGTGCGAAGAATTACGGGAAGCGGGCAACCCCCTGTCGATGAGTTCGCGGTTGTAATCAACCGTACGAAATCCCGAAGAAATACGAAACGGGATGGAAGCACAATCCCGAGCTTCATCAAGCAAGCGAAGAAAGCTGGGATCCATCATACGCCCCGAACCGGGTGCATCGGGTGAATCGAATTCTCTGAGTTTGAAGTGTCTCATCGTTCCGCGAGCATGAGTTCAATCTTGTGAACCGCCTTCACGACTTCCTTCATCATGTCTTTGAGTTCGTCTTTATCGGACTCAACGCGGATAATGCGCCCCTTGAGCTTCTCAATTTCACGGTTTAGGTTTACCCACACTCCCACGATCGCGACCGCGCTTGGGAGTAACATTAGTATTATTTCGGTGGAGGTCATCGAGGAACTTTTTCAATAAGGTGATATTTTCTTTTCGGCTCTTTCTCATCCGAAGAATTGTTTGAGGTCTACGATATTCGGAACGCCTCCGCTGCTTATGCTCATCCCGCTCTGGAAGTAGTCCGCTGGTTGTGGGAGCATATCCGCACCCGTGTTTGAACTGTACTCAGGAAAGAGGGACGAGTTGTTGCAGAGATATTGATACATCCGGTAGGTGTAGAATTGGGCGTTCTGACGCGCTCTTTCTACTTCGCGGTGTAAGTCATCCGGTGATATGGTTTGAGTGCCTTCAGATACCCTTAAAACGAGCGAGCCGTTGTCCATCTTCACATAAAGAGACGGGATAAGTTCAACCATCGTCCACCAAAGGGTGGCTTTTCGAACGTAGTCATTCATTAGAGTAGCGTAATCGCCCGTCAAACCACCGCCCGAGATATCGGTCTTCAGCTTCTCGAGAAGGTCGGTACCGAGATAGAGTTGAATGTACTTGTCTTGGGAGAGGATAATCGAAGGAACGAGGTAAGCGTCTTCGATGCTTCCGTTTATGTTGGTGATCCGCTTGATATAGTCCGGATTCACGAAAAGGACTTCTGCTTGTAGTGACATTATCGGGGGTTTATGAAGCCTTCATTCGGCATATCGACGGGACGTTGTGCAACTCGCTTATCGTTCTCGGGTAATCGCTTCGCATCGACTCCCGCTTCTCGGATGAGTTTCTTCGCTTGGTTGACAGATATCTTCTTGTTGTTCTTCCTTAAATATGTTTGACGGCTGAAGTAATGGTGGCACCTCGCCCCGCCTTTAAAAAGGAACAAATCGTATGTGTTTGACCCACCCTCACCAAAGCCCGGATTCACCGCGCGTAAACTAGCAGCTTCGATGTCTTCCTTGCGGTAGACTTTACCAGCGGCAACCATCTTTTTACAGAAGTCGCGGGAACTCTCTTGCGTGGACTTCGGAGCGTAGGTGTATCGAACCTTAATAATCTCGGTATCTTGTTCGCTCTTGCCGTTGGGATTCGATGAAGGAACCCGAGCAAAAGCCCACATCGCGTCCCGTGCTTTCTCGAGGTCGTAATCGACGGGAGATTCATCTATCAACTCCCATTCATCCCCCATCTCTTCGCCTTTGTCGGTGAGGTAGTCGACGCATCCATCGAGGTTCACTTCTTGTGGCTCTTCTGATAGTTGAACAAGTTGAGCATCGAGACCAGCGGCATTCAAAAGCGTTTTAACGGCTTCTGTGACTACTTGTCGAGCCGGAGCGATGACATTCTTCTCGAACAGTTCAGAAGCCTCTGCAAGCTCTCCACCGCCTCCGAGCTTTCCCGGTACCGCAACCCCGAACATCTGAGGAGAGGTCACACGGTGTCCGACCATGATCTTCGAAGTCACTTCCTCCGAAAGGAATTGATATTGGTTGTGAGCGTCCGATAATTGGAACGGCTCGAAGTCGGGCTTTCTATCGGGATCGTCCGAATAAGTGACAATGAACTTGCCCGCATTACTCGCCCCGCTGAGTTGCCTTTCGATATCCATTCGGATTCGGTTTCTCTCCTCTTGCGGTGGGATACCGTTCTTAAAGTGGATGGAGAACGAAGGGCTCATCCCGTTTAACATATTGTTAATGTGATACTTACCTATCTCCTTATCAAGCTCGATGTAGTTAATTGAGCCAACATAATCGGGTTTCGGATAATAGAACGAACCCGGAGAGAACGGCTTCACGTAAAGAATCTGTGTCGGGTGTTCGATATTCCTCTCAGGGTCAAAGGTGCATATCTCCGAAGGCTCTTCGCGTTTATCGTTCCAGTCCTTTGAATAATAATAATACTCAACCTTCTCATCTTCATTGACGAAGCCCGAGCGGATATTCTCAAACGGGAGGTGGGAGACGTTGGCGATTGTGGTTCGGTCGATGCTCCAATTCACTTCGAGAGCGAACCCGCCTTGAATCTTGAAATCCAGACAAGCCTTTCGGAGTTCGTCGTTTAAATTCCATTGGTCAAAGGCAAGCCTTCCGTCAAGGGTCGTAGCGTCGAACCCTTCCCCAAATATCATCATCGCGATAGTTGTCGACAATGCGTTGTGAGTAGCGGACGAATGATAGAGGTCGACGAGGTATTGCGGGAAGAGGTTGTCATCTCCGTAATTCACGAAGCCCATCTGGTTGGCTGTCTCCCGATAGGATCGCTCTTCGTATTGATTGAGTTGTATTAATTCCATTACTGGTAATATATGTAATTATCGGGGATGGTGATGTCGGGTATATCGTACCCAATCGCACCCGCTACGTTGAGAGTCCCTTGTTCAAGCAGTCCAACAACCGAAGCATCGGTCGGATTCAAGTTGTTCGTGCTGTTCTGCCCGTATGCTTTGTACGTGTAAAGCCCTGTCTCGGTGAGGAGGACACGGCTTGAGACCCCGAGAGGTTGATTCGTGTAGACGCTTATCTTCGTATATCGAGCGTTGTCGACTTCGACATCTCCGATGAATGCGTGGTTGTCCGTGCTTGCCATGTTCTCCAAAATTATGAGATAATTCGTGAACGCGGCAAAGTCTTTCTTCATCTCTGCGAGCGTCAAATAAATGAACTGCTCGTCTGCGCTATTTGGGTTGAGGTGTATCATGATGAATCAAAAAAGGGAGAGCTATTGCCCTCCCCCTTCCTTTATATTCTAACCAAAGAAAATGAAATCAAGTACCAGCGGTGAACGTGATGTTGGAATCGTCAGACGCAACGAATGGAGCTGGAATAGCTTCTTCCGCTGTCAATTGGATTTGATAGCCGTTGAAGTCACCTTTTGCCGTTCCCGTGCCTACGGTGCCTCCGGTAGCTTCAGCCCCGGTCGTGTGACCCATCGCAAAATAGTTATCATTGACATCTTGCACAATCACCGTTAAGCGATTTTGCAACAAGTCTTGAATCTCCACGTTATCCGCTGCAACCAAGTTAGGCAATGACAACTCGAGAACCTGAGAATAGAAAACAGTGCCATTCTCAACCGATGCGTTTACCGCTTGTTGAAATGAACCCGAGTTCTTTGTAATCTCAAAGCCAAATACCGTGATTGCATTTGCAGCCGCAGCCACTCCCGCAGTAATCGTGCCCCAGTCATCCGACGCGAATTGCTTAATCCATACGCGCTTGATTCCCCCGATCTTATCTTTGCAGGGAAACGCCCTGCCGTTAATTGTTAATGAACAAGCCATATTTTAGGGAATTAAGGGGAGGGATTTAACGCCCCTCCCCGAATGAATTACGCTGGAATCTCTTGTCGCCATACAGCCAACCCGTCAAGGTCAACGACTTGCGTACCGCCTGAGAACTTCATGATTACACGAGTAACGTCGTCACCCGTTACACCTGTCAAATCCAAGACAGATGCCTGAATGTGATCGGTGAGTAAGTCGGTTCCGAAATACAAGTTGTCAATCTTCGAGATGAGCAAACAATCGTCAGGGAAGCCGCCCGGAGTAATGATGTCATAACCAGCGTAACGAGCAACCAATCCATCGTTTAAGAATGGGAGGTTGTGCGTAGCTGCAAGAGCTTGATAATACAACTGAGCAGATGCACGAGACATGAAAATCTTCGTGTTCGGGTCTCCTGCAATTGTCGCAGGGGCACCTTCAGAGCCTCCCGTGATAAGCGCAAGAGCGGCAAGGATGCCGACTGAAGTAGATGCCACCGTCGCAACTCCCAAAGGAAGGGCTGAAGTGGTTTCGCGGTCGGGCGATCCAGCTACGATGTTTTGAATGATACCTGTAAAGCTTGCGTATGGTGCAGCTTCTCCGAGGTCTTTCTTCCAATTACCCGCCCAGATGTTGTGTTCTACACCTTCGGCGACTTTCGCGGCTACGTATTGAGCGACATAAGTTGTGAAGTCAGCGGGAGCCGATGAAGACTGTCCGCGCATTTGCATTCCTTCCCAAGTCGCGCGAAGGTCTTTATTGCAAACTTGCTCATTTACTTGGAGAGCGTCTGCCGTCAAGACAGCCTCACCCAAAGTCAAAGAGCCTGAACCCGTAAATTCACAAGTAGCAGCGGCAAGCACTGTACCTGAGAACTTGCGGAGCACCGCTTTTGAGTGTACGTTTTCAATTGTTGAAACGTAATTATTCGCGATTGTGTCCGCAGACAAAACCGCAGCCGCAACGTAAGGACGTGCCGCTTCGCCAGCATATGTGCCTACTTGTACTGTAGCGTTAGCCATTATTTAGAGAATTGGTTGTGGATCGCGGCAACGCGCTCCGTGATTGATAAACTTTTCAAATCGACAGAAACAGGTGCTTCCATCTTTGGGGCGCGTGAGATGCTTGGAGTGGCTTGCTTGCTCAACTCCGTAATCTTCGCGTCCCGCTCTTCAATTTGTGAAGAGAATTCTTTCTTCGTTGCTTCGATAGCTTCGGCAATCATGCCCTCGACAGCTTCTCGCGTCAACACCTCAGATGAAGCCTCGACTTCTTCCGCTTTCATTTCTTCTTCCTTCTCCTCTTCGGCTTCGACTTCTGGTTCTGTTGTGGCTTCGTTTACCTCAACAACGGCACCTTCTGCCACGACGAGCATTGAGCCGTCCTGCAATTGGTAGTCTCCATCCGGGAGAGGGATTCGTTCGCCTTCATCGTTCACGACAAAAGCAGAAACACCGACAGCGAATGCGTCCGCGTCAGTCATAATTTCTTGACCGCTTTCAAGGACGGCTGTTGCCATCAAAGCGACCTCTTGTGTTTCCTCCTTCTCTTCAACAGCGAGTTCGACGCTGTACTTTTCGAAGATATCGGAGATGCGTTCTTTCAGAGTCATCTTCTGGGGTTTTTATATATAACGATTTTAGAACCTTAATCCTTACTCGTTAGTTGGTTTTTTACAAACTCAAGTCCAAGTTCAATCTCAATTGCCGAAAGAAGCTCCAATTCTTTGAGCTTGGATTCCGACCAACGAAGAGCCGCCTTTCCACCCCATGCCATATACATGAGATACCCGCATCCGTCAGAGAATGAGGTGGAGGATTCAAGGTCGGCTTCGTGACGGATTAGATAAGACCTCATCCGCTTGATTGTTTCGACGCTTATACTCTCTCCTTTGGCGAGTTGGTTCGCTCGTTGCTTTCCGACTCCCGTACCACACGACCCCCACCCGTTCTTTTCAGCCCATTCAACCGCCTTCCTTGCGTTGTTCTTTACTCCGTCGGGGTAATCGTTATATGACTCCATATCGACGCGCTGTCCCTCTTTAAATCGCTTGTCCTTTTTGACGGTTGCCTTTGCGAGGTCGTATTTGTTGGTGAAGAATCCCTCGATTGAGAACCCTTTTACACTTCCCTCCTTCACGTACTTCTCCCATATCGCATCGTTGTCGACCTTCATTGAGACCATCCACGTTCCGACCGGCACATCGAGTCCATATATCCGGCTTTTATCTTGTTCTCCTTCGACGATCCAACTCTCGACAACGTGCAACCCGTTCAAGGTGTGTTCGTGTTCGAGGGTCGCATTCGCTTGGTTGCCGTTTTTGAAGTAGAGTTCCATCGCTCGTCGGACGGTCTTCTTTGAAAAATACACGTAATATTCTTCGTCCTCGCTTTTGCGATAGATGGGTTTATCGGGAATGAGTGCCGCACCCATGACAAGACGCTTCTCGTTGTCTTGGGTTTTGAATTGGATTTGCTGGTTCTTGAGAGCTACGAAATCCGATTCGATAGCGGGTTGTTCGACGAGTGAGATAGCGTCGATTCCGTACATCTCCGCTTCTTCGTCAATTATGAGTTCAATAATGTTCATCCTACTAATGATGCTTGATCGTTTATTCGTTGGTTTGCCTGTTGGCTGTTCGATACTTCCGAGGCGATTACATAACTCCTGAAGCCCGTTTGACCTGCTCCGGCTCCCAAGAACCCGAGGTCGAGTTGTGGGCTTTCTGGTATGTTTCCTGTCGCTCCTCCTCCGGCATCTCCTGGAGGTGGTGGCGGTGTCCCGCCCGAGTTGAATTGGCTCTTTGCTATTGTAGCGATTTGAGCAACTCCGGTTGCGGCTGCAATTGCTGCACCCGGTAAACCTGCGGG